GCAACAAGGCCACCGCCCTCAACAGTACGGGCATTAAAGGTAAGAACGCGACCAAACTTAGCCATTTCTTCTGCCATCTCATCGCCAAAAACCGCACCAAGTTTTCCAGTGTCATATTCTTTTGTAAGCCTTGTTCCAAAAGCCTTTAACTGTTTTGGTTCAACAAGAAAACTTTCACCAAAATCACCAATGATATGTTCCATATATGTACCACGCAATTGCTGCATAGCTTCAGGAGAATTATTATAATACTTCATAATCTTGGTTATTGTGGTTGGCTTTGTTGAGCCATTGACAATCAAATCAGCCGCCTCTTGTGGGCTAAGACCCTCACGGCGAAATGCATTGATTGCTCTATCACGCGCAAACTCTGAAGCTTCTTTTTGAGCATCTTTTAAATTGCGCAATAAACCAACTGCGCTCTCATCTGCACCAGATGTAATTACACGATCAATTACACTTTGATCAACGTTGCGAAGACTTACAGCATCAATTTCATTAGCAAGCTTACGAACAGAATTTGCTTGCTTTCCGAACAATTGATCTAGTGTTGTGCCTAATCTTTTAACGTCTTTGTTAAATGCAGACGCGCTGAATTTATCAGGACGAGCAGAATTAACAGATTTTTCTAATGAGCCTCGTAACCACTGTGATGCCATGCGTTGACGAAAAGATTCAAAAGAACCTTTGCCTCCAAACTCATCAAACAAAGTTCGAGCAGCAATCAAATATCTTGGCTTATTTGGTTTTACGAGCTTAAAGACAGTTTCTTCAACGCTTGGGACCACTCCATTTTTAAGCTCCTCTCGAATGGCGCGAATAGATGCAGCAGATCCTACTTCATCAAAATATCTCATGCCTTTTTCATAAAACTCACGCGCACCTCGCAGATCAGATGCTGCATCAGAAATTTTCTTTAACGCTGTGTTATCAATATTTCGACCTGAGTTTGCAGCAAATGATGCGATAGCTTTAGGATCTGTTAATAACTCTAATCTACGGTCTAAAGCGTCAAGAAAAACACGACCCTCACGCTGAATTGTTTGAGAACGGGCGTTGTTACGGAGCAAATCGTTTAAACTTTTACGAGCGTTATAAAGTTCAGAAAAAGAAGACTTTTTACCTAGCCTACCTATATTTGTAAGCATTGATTCCATAGTGCCGCCAGTTGTTCCTGTTTGAGCGGCTTTAAAAGTTTTACTCATATCTTGTGCTTTTTTCGCAATGTCTTGCGTGGGGATAAACCTAGAATCTCCAATTGGTTCTTCCATTGCACGTCCAATACGAGTCCATTTTGCTTGTGCTATGTTGTCAAAGTTTTCATAAGCCGCGCGAAATGCACCGTATAAGTCTTCATCAAGTTGTAAATCTTTAGTTGCTGCGCGACCTAAATCATTAGCAGTGCTTTCCATACCGCGAAGTATGGCAACACCTGCATTATCAACAGCCCGGCCCAGAGTTTCATCTCCTTGTTGCACAGCCGATATAATTGTTCGGCCTAGAGCATCCGGGTCGCTGGTCCCTGCTTTTGCACGAAGATCATCTAATGCAGATTGTATTGCTTCATTGTTTGAACGAGTACGTGCGGAGCCTTTAAAAATTTGTTCCTCTGTAGCAACAGCCCGAGCAATAAGAGCGGGAGCGCCGACAAGACCGGGCGCTGGAGCAACACCCATCTCTAAACTTTCTTTTATTGTCTTTGCTTGGTCTTGCGTTAGTCTCTGTGGCCCTAAGCCCCGTCCCACAACACCGAAAGACTTACCGATAAGACCAACTATACCTTCACCCGCAGCGGCTATACCTGCCTCTATAAGAGTGTCTTTAGCGATTTCTGATGCAGACTGCTTGGATGTACCCATTGAAGCTTCAATGCCCTCTTCAAGTAGATTACCACCACCACCGCCTATTCCAGCCCCGATTATAGCGCCAAGAATTGGAATAGGTATTGCAGCTTGACCCGCAATAGCGCCTGCAATTGCACCACCGACTTCAGGTCCTATACCTGCTAAATCTGCTAAATCTGCACGACTAAACTTGGATTCATCAATCAAAACATTCTTGTCTGTTTCTACGCCAAAACGCGCTGCGCCAGACGGTGTTAAGGCAAGACGACCACGATTATCTCTTATGTATTCTTCTGGTTTTAAACCTTCATTTGCAAGAACAGCTTCTTCTTCTTCAGTTGTATCAGCCAAGCTCAAAGCACGACGCAATCCAAGGTCTTGAATGCCCGTTTCATAATCAAACTGTGGATCAAAACCAGATTCTCTTTTACGTTGCTCTCTTTGAAGTTGAGGAACTTGTTGAGATAAAACCCTGTTTATTTTTAAACGCTCTGATACAGTTGGTTGCTCTCCAGAAATTTGAAAAGTTATTGGACCTGCACCTGTATCTAAAGTTATGGTTCCCATTACCCTCTATCTCTCACATCATAAATTTGCTGACCATCTACTGTTTGAGGCATGATGGTATAACCACCAATGGATTTTGATAAACTTTCGTTTAGAGCCTTCAGAGCTTCTGTATGTAAATAATTGTCCTCTTGTCCAAAAGTTGCGTAATTTCTAGGATCTGCCATGTCTGTGATTAGTGGATCTAAAACATCTAAAGAATCAGTAAAAAGAGTTTCTAATTCGGCAAGTGCGCCTCTTGCATTGTTAATATTTTCAAATAATCCTAATTTTCCTGAAGCAGCATTTAAAGCTTCAAAATCTACATTAGAAATACCATTTCCTGTTTCTTGGGACATAAATCTTTTAAATCTCAACAATAGAGCCTTTCGTATAGTGTCGGTGCTTGTTTCAAGAGACATTCCTTTAAATTCTTTTGGAAGCTCTCCATTGTCCACTAAACGATTTATATCAGTAAAAAATGCATCGGCATCTCCTATTCCCATAGAAGATAAAACTCCTTTTGTTCTGTCAAGAAATCTGCTTGCCGCTATGCCGCCGGGATTATTTTTCGCCTCCTCCATTAAACCAAGAATACTTCTCATTTGATTAATACTGTTCAGTCCATCCATTGACCTGTTATACGCTTGAGCAACTTTTTTTGCATCACCTGTAGCGTCTACATATACTGGTCTTCCAGTAGTTGGATTTAGACCTTTTCTTATCTCTAATTTTTTACCTCCTATTTCTATTTTTGAATTATAGATAGACTCAGGCATTTTAAATTCTTTGCCCTCTAGTTTAGCCTCTTCTCTTTTTTCGATTATTTTATTAAAAGTTTTTAAATTTTCTAACTCTATTTCCCTTCTGTGAGCTAAATTAGATGCGGCAATAGCGTTTGAAGCGTCTTCGTCAGCTTTAATTTGTTGAAGTGCATATTTACCAGCAGCAAGTTTTGCAGCTTCTGCTCTATCTTGTGCCTTTTCCAATGCAGGCATAGCAGCCTCACCTGCTTCACCAAAAGACTCAAGTATTTTGCCAACATTAAAACCACGACCTGCTTTGTTTTGCATAAGCGCCAAACCAAACGCCATGAGAGCTTTACTTTTATCAACCTTACCACTTGCGTCTATACCTGTAGCATCTTCAAACTCTTTTTTATAACGAGCTAAAGCGTCCTCACGAGACTCACCTTTAGGAGAAACATCGGGCTTCCCTGCGGATTCCGCAAAATCTTTCATCGCAGAAACAAATGAGTCTTCGACAACTGTTTTGCTTGTACCACGACCCATCGCATCTTCAGCAATTTCTTGATTTAACTGTGCTAAAGAAGTCGTGCTTTGCTGCCCTGTGAGTCCCGGTATGTTTGCTTGCTTCTTTTCCGATACAGAACTAAGCGCATCAAGGTCTTTATCAATTTCTTGTGCTTGAAATTCAATATCGCCAAACATATTAGATGCAACTTTGGGGTCAATTTCCTCAGGTATAAAAACATCAGATGGAGCACCAAATTCACCAAAATAGAATGGATCTTCTTTCTTTTTCTTTTCTGCCTCTCGCATTGCTTTTTCTTCAAACAAAAACATAGGCAAAGCGTCTTTAGCCGCAGTTTGACTGCCCTCAGAATAACCCTCTAAAAGTAAAGGCAATGCACGGCGATAAGCTTCATCAGAAAACATTTCTAATGTAGCTGCGTCTTTACTGAACGGACCACCAAGAAATGCTCCCAAGTTGCCAGCTAAATCAGTAACACCGCCCATGATTCCATAACCACTTGCTGCCCCTGCGCCAAGCAAACGATCTACAAAGCTTTCCCCAAACCCTGTAACCTGACCTGTTGAGCGTTCTGCTTCACGCCGTGCAGCAGCAATACGTTCATCTAAGGATAGTGGACCAGAAGTATCAGTCATGTAATCCCCCTTATCTAGCTTGGTTCAAGCCTTGAATTGCGGTGTATGTACCCACGCCAGATACAAATGGATTGGGTGCAGCAGAAGGTGTTGTTGTAAATTGTCCGTACATCGAAGCTGATGGTGATCCTGTCAAGAACGTTTGACCATAACTATATGGCGCAAGTGCCTGTTGAGTTTTCATCAATTCATTTTGACGCAAGAAATCTTCATATTGTTGATCATAAGCACGATCCTTACCACCAAGCTCATACATGAAGCCAAGATCCGCAGGCTGCATACCAGCATAAACACGACCAATATCAGCAGATGTACCAGCCAATTGACCGTAAGCCTTACCTATATCAGCTTGTGCGCCTCCTAGAGCACCCTTAGTTTGACCCAAGCCGCCCATTAAACGACCTGCTTCTAAACTACGTTTCTTTTCATCTTGTTGTGCTTTGATCTGTGCATCTGCACTAGATAAGCCCATGCTACGATACATATCAGCAGCTTTCGCCATGCGCTGTTCAGCAGACTCAAATGCAGAAGCTTCTGTGCCGAGTTGTGTTTTTCCAATGTCACCTAGAGCAGAACCAACACCAACTGATCTTCGTGCTGCGTCTTCAAACGCCTTTTGCTCCATTTGGCCCTCTGTTGTTGCAGCAGCTAGTCCGCGTCTTGCAGCGTCCTCAAAGGCTTTTTGCTCCATTTGACCTTCTGTCGTTGCAGCAGCTAACCCACGTCTTGCAGCGTCCTCAAAGGCTCTCTGTTCAGTTGCTGAACCTCTTGCACCAAGTTCACCTGTTAAACCAGATGCTTGCAATGCACGTTTGCGTTCTGCTTCATCTGTTGCTATCGCACTAGCTAATGCTTTATCGTAGCCTTGAGACATAAGATTAGCGATTGTGCCTGCACGAGCTTCTTCTTGTGCTCTTTGTGTTTCGGCTATTTGAACGCCTGCTCTTGAACCACCAAATGCTCCTGCTCCTATGGCCCTCGCCGCTTCTCCTTGTCGAGCTTTTGCTCCTTCACGAGCAATCTTTTTCATCGCTGCGTCAATTACTTGTTCTTTATAGGGGTCCATAAATTCTTGAACTCTGTTTGGATCAAAGCTACCCAAACCTTGTTCGGCAAGCTCAAAGGCACGGCCTGTGCCACGATCAAATGATTCACGAGCATCAAACTGACCACCTGAACTAATTCCAGTAGGAGAAAACTGACCACCTGAATCAATCTGAGCAGGGGAAAATCGCCCAAGGCCACCTTTTACAGTATCACGCGCATCAGAGAATAATGCCTCTCCACGCTGTTTTGCTTGAAATGCATCTGTCGATTCATCTACTTTAGATTTGGCGTCAGTAAGTTCAGTGTCAAAAATGCCTTTTGCATCTACAGATCCTCGACCCCCTTCTAAATATGTTTTTGCATCAGGAAAAAAATCAGTAAGAGCGTCAGAAATAGTTGTTTGACCAGTTTGCATTGCTGAAGCTGCATCTGGTAAATAACGAGCTACACCCTGATCATCTGTAAAATAAGTTTGATAACGATCAAAAAATTGTTGACGTTCTTCAGGAGTATCAAAAGAGGCTGTAACAGCTTCTTGTAAGGGGCTATCAGCTTGTGTGTATGCAGGTATTTGAAATAAATCTGGACGATCAATTAACCCTCCAGATAATATTCCTACATCTGCTTCAGTAGCAGTTGAGTATATAGGATTACCTTGCTCATCATATCCTGAAATAAATTGTTGGCCCTCAACAGCAGGCGAGCCAAATATACGAGCGAGAAGAGCCTCATCTATATCTCGAATGTATTGTGGTCTTTCATTAATTACTGAAGCACTTGACATCAGGCTTTCCTCTCTAGGTTATCCATCATACCATACATGCGTTGAATACCTTTGTTTAAACTGCCATCTCCTGCACCTTTAACTGCATCGCGTGTCATAACAAATTCACCTGCTGTTAACATAGCAGGTACATCATCTTTTGTTCCAGATCCCTCACTAGGCATTATGCCACCATTTCTTCTTGGAAAGTTTGCAACACCACCATCTTTTGCATACATAGCTTGCAATTCACGAGCCGTTCTAGTGGGTTCTCTTCTTCTATCTCTAAATCTTACGGGACTTTGACCAAATGGACGATTAAATCTCGCTATAGACCCAGTAGGATCAGGATCTTCCTCTTCACTAAATAAAGCATCTAAAAGCTGTGAGCCAAGACCAAATGCCAGCATTTCACCTGCCTTGGTGTTAAGAATACGACCAATACCTTTGCTGGGATTAGTGTTTAACAATTCACCAATACCCAAAAGACCCTCTGCCCTACTAACTGTTTTTGGAGTTTCTAATGCGGCAACTCCTTTACTAGCATCTATAATGGGTTTTGCAGCTTTAGAAGTTGTTTGCGCAACTCCTAATAAATTATCAAGAGCATCTAAGCCAGTACCAGAACCTGTTATAGCACCAAGACCGCCTCCAACTGCACCTCCTATTAAAGCATCACGTAAAGATGGTTTTTTACCTCTAATAGCCTGTAAAGCAACATTACCTATAGCGCCTTGCACCAACGGGTTTTGTGCTGCGCTAGTTAAAAAAGGTAATATTTTATCTAAAAAAAACTCAGGCTCTCCAGTAATTGGATTTATACTATTTCGCTTGGAGCCAACGACATATCTTTTTGGATCAGCACCCACATCCCTAAAAGCTCTACCAAGACCACGAGCTACTTTAGGGTTGTTTCGCAAGACTTGTGGAGGCACAACCATTTCGCCCGGAGAGACATGCGCCATGCGCGTATCGCCGTTTCTACCGAATCTTGCCATGTTTTGCATCATGTTAACCTCGTGACAGCTATTATCAAGTTATCAAATGTTTGCATAAAATACTAGAGCGTTGATCCAGAAATGGCTTCTGGGGCCGTAACCCGAATATTTGTACTTCTTTTTTCTAAACCTGTCCAATTTTTACCACAGTTTGGGCATTTGCCATTTGGATAAGATGCAATCTCTTCAGGAGTATCTACTGCATTATCACAGTGAACACAGTGGATAAAGTCTTGACTAGAAGAAGCTCTGAAAGCACCGCTCAAAGCCTCTTGATTGCCCTCCCAACTTAATATTTTACTCATGATATTGTTACCGTTACTGACCCAACTGACCCTGTTGCTTGACTTCCTCTAACATAGGGTGAGTGCGTTAGAGGTACACGTAATTGACCATCATGATTAAAAACTGCTCCTGCTTCTAAACCAAAATCATCTGTTTGCAATGCGGTAAATACTGTAAATGTATTACGTCCTTCTCCTGCATTTTGTGCATTTTGTAGGTAAGTAGAGTAAGAGCGCAAAACTTCAGAGAAATATTGTTGATTATATTCATCAGGTGGTATTGGAAAAAAGGGTAAATTAAGATTGCGAGACACTAACGCCTCCCGTCTGGTCTTATGTCAACTCTTGGTGATCCTAATCTCCATGTAACCCCTGTATTTTGGCTTTCCATTCTAAGAGCAAAGGATCTACCTCTAAGACGTACATACACTTGATCTGTAAATTGCTCTACAGGCAAGCTTGCAGTTTTAGAAACGGTGCTTGCATCAGATGATAAATAATCACCGCCCGGAAAGTTTCTAACTTTTAATGTCATAACTGCGCTAGGTGTCTCAGCAGTAGAGTTTCTAAAAGTAACATCAGGTATAAGTCTACGCATAAATGCAAACTGATCACCTTCTCCTAAATCCATCTGACTGCTTTCAATAAAAGCAGTAATTGCAGAAGCAGGTTCTGTGCTACCATCATCAAAGCCAATCTCATGAAGATAAAGGTAATGATCACTTGATGCTGCTAAAGGCTCTGCATTTACGCCCCTATCAAGCCACACCGTTCTTGGTAAGTTTCCGTAATACCATATTTTTTGTTGATAATTGTATGTAACGTACCTGTCATTTTCTGTACTAGATCCAGAGGGATAAAACCATGTTACCTCTGCAAATGCAGAATTAAGGCCAGCCGTTACTTTTTCCAACTGATCACTGTTTATATCATTAAAAACATAATCTCTTACAGAACATGGAAGTCTTTGAACAGATCCAGCGTAAACATAAAACTCTTCAGCGCCCATCCAAAATACACTGTCTTCAACAGCTATAGCACAAAGAGGACCAGCTATTGTAATTCCCTCTGAGATAGCGTTGATACCAAATGTGAAAGGAGGGCCGAGAAACTGCATAGCGTGTAGTGATACATCTGTGTAAACAAGTATTTGCTGACGTGTTTCAACTGCTGTTACGATTCTTGAACCAGATCCAATTCTAAGATCACCAGCCGTATTAGTTACAAGAGATTGCCATTCAAGAACATTCTCTTGGTCACAAAATCTTATAAGCAAAGGGTCTTGAACTCCGGGATTGGTTTCAGAATCACAGCCAAATGCTATGACGTGTCGATCACGATCTGAAACAATGATCTGTTTAGCAACAACTGGAGCTTTATTTGAGCCTGCCAATGTAGATAATTGCACGGCCCTTGTTGTTATGCTATTTGTCCTGTCCCAATAATAAATATTATTGTCTCTAACATTAATGATTAAATCTTCACCGAAGTTATCATGTGACCAAATACGAAGGGTTTGACCTGCCGCAGTTAAATCAGCAGAAGAGTTCCAAGTACCGCGACCCCAAGTGCCAGCACCCCAACCATTTCCAACAATTGTCGTGTCTAAACCAGTGTTGATTTGATATGCACCAACTACTGAACCACCCCCGCTCCCACTATCAGATGAAGTAGCAAAAACGAATGTCTGACTAAGACCAGAAGTCGTAGTTATGCTTTCAATTGTACTTACAGTACGTGCTTCTATTTGATAACTATTGTCGTTTATTAATGCAGTAATTTGATATTCTTGGTTTAAAACGTTTGCTGTTATGTTAGCACCAAGCGTAGCGGCTCCTGAAAAAGTAACAAAGTCATTTTCTAATGCACCATGATTAGTATCTGTAACTATAATGGTAGCACAAGTTACAGCCTGTGCATCAGCATGAGAGGCAGCAGTTGTTCCGCTTTGCCCTCGTTCACAACCTTCTAAGTTATTTCCATCTAATGCAGCATATGTTATAATTTCGTTTTCAATTTTTATTCTTCCAGAACCGGGGAAGCCAGAAGTTGAAGTAAGTGTTATGATGTCAGCATCTGCATCTATCGCGCCATTAAGATCGTTTGCACTTGCAGAAAATGTAACATCACCAGCAGACGTGGTGGATCTTATAGGCGTGATGTCGTTATATCCACCACCCTCATTAATATAATATTTTAAATGTGTTCCCACGCCAAGAAAGTTAGACCCATCTAGTGCAATCCAAGGATGAAGAGCACGAGCCGTGCCTAAAAACGCATTACTAGATTGCTTTATCCAACCACCTATTTTTTCAGGATAACCAAAGCGAAATCGCACTTTATCCGTATCAAACCAACCGCCCTCATTACTATAAGACGTAGTTTCACGATTTACGCCGGGACGAAATTGAAGTTTTGTAAGCGGCATCACGATCTCCTGCTAAGAAGATTATACACAATCCGAATAATTGTACGAGATATTCTTTTTAAAAAAATAACCCGAACAATTTATACAATTAATTCAAAGTGTGGACCATCAATAAAAGCACGTTTGCCCATACTGCGTTTTTTATCTACATATGCGTTCATAGCACTTTCCATTGTACCATCCCAATACCGCATATCCATTGGGTATGATACATCTTTTGTAGACCACGCCGCACCCCAACATATGCCTACACCTATATCCCTTGCCGCTTGAGCCATAGCATCAGCAATATCATCGTAGAGATTCAGTTCCCATGATCCACGCGAACCAATATACGCAAAAAGATCAACCGCTAAACCATCAATATGTTTAGACTTCATCGTTTGACTTGCACCTTTTGCAACCAATTCACGCTGCTCTTCAATGGTACGAAGTCCACATATTACGCCAAAATCTACTTTAGTATTATGTATTGCCGTTTTTACTATTGTTTGAAGACGTTCATCTACGCCCTCCAGTCTTTCAAGACTGCGTTTGCTTAATTTAAACATCTGTCCCATCTCCAAAAAGTTTTACACACCGCCAAGAAACAATATTATAATTTGGATACCGTTGTCTCACAATATTTACCCCATAAGCACTTATAGACAATTCACACATTTCCTTGTTTGGAAACACGGGACTGCCTATAGACATGCAATTTCTCTCTGTACATACTAAAAAGATTGCAGCCCATATCACTTTTTCTTCGCCATACCCGTATACGTTTCTCTAGGTAAAGCATAATCTTTCATTATTCTCCGCACCTCTGGTTCAGAAATATTTAAAGCGATAGAAATATTGTACACATCCATTCCATTTCTCGCCAGTCGATCAAGTTTCCTGCCAAAATTAGTAAGAGGACGATCTTTTGGCAAAACATGAAAAGATCTCTTTTTCTTCTCATCCTCTTTTAATCTTAATCTAGGATCAATCGCCGCATCTCTTTTACGTTGTGCGTCCCATGCCTTCCGATACAAATCTTCGTATTCGATGCGTTTTGCCTCTTTTAAACAAACGTCCATTATGGTTTTACCTTCATGTATTTGCTAACCGCACGATTGCCAAACCAAAAAGACATAATGGCGGCAAACAATCCAGCCGTAGCGTCATCCCATATCAATGACAAAGCGCGACCAAGATCATGCCCAACGTCTAGCAGAGCAAGTAGAGCTGTTACTTTGATGGCAACGAAAAGGCCAAAAAAACAATAAGTAATGACAGGACGGACAGAACCTCGTAATGCGTTAATAAAGCCCCCTGCATCCATGCTATCATGCTTATACAATCCTTCTGTCTCTTTTATGTCCGCTTCCTTGTCCATAATACTAAGTTTTAACTCAGCGCGTTTGGACATTAAATCCATTTCAAGCTGCGCTCTTTCAAGTTCATGCTTGTGTTCTTGGTTTGCTTTAAAGTAATTTAAAACTTCTGGTAAAAAAGATGTACCAAAGCCAAGTAAACTTCCCAAAAGTGTAATCATTTTTCACCTATAAATGCTTCAAACATTTTGTAAATTGCTTTTTGATACTCAGTCATTGAGCCATCTTTACCAGACTCTACATCCCGAAGAGCATGTTCGTAGTCATCAAGTTGTAATCCCATAATGCGTACCTGTTCTTTAGTTTCATCCAGTGCTTTTCTTAGGCGGTCTGACTCTTCTTCTTTTGTCATTTTTAGTCCCAGAATTTGGTTTCTTTTGGGAAGAATTTTGGTTCGCAATGAGCTTGGATTTTGCTTCTGCGATAGTACTTGTTTCCTTGAGTATAGATGTGTCCTGTTCTTTCAACTTCTCTTGCGAAATAGGCACATCTGTGGATGTCTCTGAACGCCGCAACGCCCCCGATATCCAACTCTTTATTGTCAATATATACGACCAACAAAAAGCCAAGAACCATTTCATTTTTCTGAACCCAGCCACACCGCTATCGTTCCCGTCATGGCCCCGCTGACCACTGAAATCATAGCACTTTGTTGCGTTGATAAATCTTCAAGGCTCATTCCCCAGTTTATGACTTTGATATACATAATCGTCATTACAAACATCATAAGTCGCGGCATCAGCTTGTATTGAAGTATTTTTTCAAAAGTGTTCGTCACCCTACACCTCTACATCAACCCGTAAACCTTGTGGTTGCTCCACGGCTTTCTTCTCGCCCAATCTATCATAACTGTACTGTAAAGCAACTTGTTGCTGTTCTACGACTTTTTGCTGCTTATGGACGCGCTGATGTTCACGCTCTATATTCTGCTGCGCTTGATGGTTTTCGATGCTTTGACGTGCAGCTTTTATATTTGCATCAACGGCAAATGGCATGCTCCTTACAGGATCAATCATTGGCTTGCGCTCCTCAACAACCAAACTAAAACAAACAACCCACTAACAGAAATAATAAAAAGAAAAATGCCAAGCACCCATTCTATTATCTTTTGCTTTAGCTCTATACGGCGATATTCGTGTTCTTTCTGGGCCTGACGTACTTCAGCCTCTATTTTTAGAAGTTCATTCCATGCAGACGGCCCTAATGTGCCACTAATCCATGTTCTTAACTCATCGCGTTGGGCCTGTATCTGACGCCTCTGCACAAACAATTCCATAGCTTGGGCTTCGATCCCGCCACCCATTGCTTTGTACCACGGAGGTTTCTCTATTTGTTTTGCTGCAAAATCAAAGTCAGCCATCGCCTTGCCCCATCTGGACAAGTCTTTACCCATGCCTTCTAAATCACGCCCGATTTGACAACCTTTGCGGATGGCTTGAAATGCGCTACTAGCGAGAGCAAGTGCAGTGGCAGGGTCTACCATGAGCCAAACCTAGCGTTCCATTAAACGATCTATTTTTTCTTCTAACCTGTCAAACCTATCCATAACACGATCCATGACCGTATTATTTTCTACTTTACTAACATACTCTTTTGCTAATTCTTCTCTTGTTTTATTAAGAAGAATTTGAACGCGCCCAAGTTCGTCATGTTGGCTTTTCAACCACCAACCTAAACCGCCTATTGCGGCAGTCAGTCCCACGTTTATGAGCGCGTCCATTTCCATTATTCTGCTGCTACATCCTCTGGCGGCTCTTCTAAAGTCTTTGTCAGCATTTCCACAAACGCTTGCTTGCCAACCTGTAACTGGTCAAGGTTACGTTGAGCCGCGTATATCTTGCGGTCTAAATCTAACACATGATTGACCATCACTTTCTGTTGGTCGTTAAGCTGGTCTTCCGTGTATTCTTTGTCGTTAATCGTGATGGATTTTGTTTGTTTTTCAGCCATCGTGATCTCCTTTTAAGTCAGTGTTAAAGTTATTATCCTCTTGCCTCAACCATAGCTTTGTATGCTGTCTTCACTGAGTCTGTCCAAGCTGCATTAGCTATAGCTTGCACACTAGCATCTTCACCAGAAATGTCTGTGGGTGTATGTGTCCAATTACCATCTTCAGCTTTCTCAGAAGAAAAAGGCACTAACACATGCCTGTGAAAGCTACGACTAATTTCTGTTTTTGCGCCACCTGCACCCTCTTCCATAATCACATTGGCTCTACGAACATTTATGTTCCATTTGTTTGCCACTTCTATTTTATCGTATTCTATTTCTTTTGTTATGTCGCCTTGTGCCATTGTTACCTCCTTTGGCTTGGACTGTCCGACCCAATGCTATGCAATGAGTTATTAAACTTTATACTGACCTTGTATCCAAATTCTATTTGAGTTGGTTCCTGTTGCGAGGTCGTTTGTTGTCAGGTTGGCTCCCCCTTCTTTATACAAAAGCATGACAGATGTATTTGCATCACTATACCAAAAATAAGGATTATTGCTGCCCCAAGAGTAATTAAGACCAACAGGACCACTGTGATTACGACCTGAGTTTGTAGCAAATGGAAGACCATTTATTTGCAAATTTGAACTACTTCCACCACTAACTGCGTCTGAACCTAAATGAATTCGGAAAAACACTGTATCACCAATTCTTGTATAAAAACCTACTTGACTGTCTAAAGTTACTGCTATTGATGATGATGTGCCAACATAAGTTGGCGTAAATGTACCTTCTTCATAATGGTCTAAAATTTCACCACCAGCGGAAGCAGCTGCACCGCTTGCACTTGTGGCTGTCTGTGCAGAGAAGTCGATGCCGTGACCAGTACCTCCAATTATTAAATTTCCATCTGAAAGTGTAAGACCATCTTCAATAACGACATTATTACCACTGTCGTGTTGTATGGTCATTCTTTTAGCTACAGATGTTGTGCCAGAGTTTGTGTAAAACTCTAAAACTGCAACACCATCATCAGCACCCCAACCTGACTCAGAGCCACACTCAATTCTTGCTGCTTCAAGATAGCTAGTTCCATCTGCTCCTTGAAAAGTAATAGCACCTATACTATCTCCACCATTAATAGATGTAACGCTGTTAGAAGCACCACCTCTATTTTTTGCAATCGCCACGTATGCAGGAGCAGTGTTGGCTGCTGATGAAACAAATGCTGCTGGGATGTAATTTGCAGCATTATTATCCATTAAAGTTTCAACTTGAAATTTTGCGCCGAAACTTCCAACAGCATTAAACCAATCATTAAGAGTGTTTGAACCGCCTATTTGAATGTTGCCGTTGGCGTTGATTCTCATTCTTTCGTCAAGAGTTGTGTCACCCTGATTACAGGTGTAAAATGCAAGCGAGTTAGTGTTAAAATAAGTATCTACTGTCGTTCGTATCGAAGCTCGGATGCCTTCTCCTGCGGAAGCATCTCCGGTAGAGAAATCTAACGCTCCCAGCCAGTCTCCTCCAGTATATCCGTTCTCCCATTGCGCTTCATGGTGAAGAGTAAGGACCGCGCCTTTATTTCCGGAACCGCCAGTGATATTACCAGTCGTTGTTTTGGTCAAATCTAATAAAGAAAGGGGGCTTGTAGCCCCGATCCCCACGTTGCCGCTGCTGTCGATTCGCATACGTTCCGTTGGAGTAAAAGTTGCGTCCTCACTACCGCCAGCATTACTGAACCATATATGCTGTGCACCTGCATTACTTCCAAGCTGCTGATAAATGGCAACGCCGACGTTGGCGGTTTCATATTTAAAATTTGAGCCGTCGTGATAATAACCATGCCCCAGTCTCGTTTCTGTGTTTGAAGCACCGTCCGAAACCAATGAACCAAGTGGAGACGCACCATCGCCAACAGATAGGCCAGTCACTCCTGAAGAACTAGAGTTAGGAACACACCCAATCCCAACGTTGCCACCGCTGTCGATGCGCATACGTTCTGTGCCATTATTTGTGCCAAAACGCATTGAATTATCAGAATGAACGTATTCAATTACACCCGCATCTGAACCATCGTTAAATCTTATAGTGCTTGCAAGCGTTGATCCTAAAGAAATACCACGTTCAGTTGATGATCCATTATCGCCAACTATCAAATCATCCGCATTATTTGAGTAACCTGAGTTAGACGTTTCAGCAATCATAACCCGACCGCTACTGTCGATGCGCATACTTTCAGACCAAGTAAGTGATGCGTCTGCTCCACCACTGTTACTTGCTGCTCTATCAAATGTAATCACTCCAGATGCAAAAGTAATTTTCTCAGCAGTACCGTTTTCCACATATTTCCAAGCACTATTAAAATAGCCATTTTGAGAAATATGGAAAGAACCACTGTCATCGTCATTTATTACTGTACGATTTATTGTAAGGCTTTTTCCATTAGATGTAGTCTCTGGTGTAACTCCTACCCCCACGTTGCCGCCAAAAGTCGCACCTGCGTTAAACGTAGCCGCCCCAGCCTCAGACATATCAAGCGTCAAGGCGGTAAATCCAACACCGCCATCGTTTCCCTCAAACGTCAAATCAGAATCAGAAACTAACGTTCTAAGAACTGTTTTTGTTGAGGCATCGTTCATGTCAACAATAAATTCTTGTTGACTCCCATCTGAAAAACGAACTTCACCTCCACTAGCATCAAGGATAATATCCCCAGCCACATCAATCGTCAGATCACCACTGGACAAGTCTATCTCTGTGCCGTCTATAGTGATGTTGTCTACAACTACTCCAGCGTTGGCTGTTACTGTCCCACTAAAAGCAGTATTGCCAGAACTATCTATTGTCAGTCTGGTGTTTGTACCAATTGCACTTGTGCCAATTTTAAAACTGTCACCATCACCATCATCAACACCCATTGTGAATGTTTTGGTGCCACCTAAAGCAAAACCTAGTATTGGATCACCATCCGTAGCAGTATTATCTATAACAATCTCAGTAGTTGAACCATCCGTCTCTACGTTCAGCGCATCTACTTGAAGATCACTAAGAACATTTGCTGCCTTTGCACCCGATCCACCACCATCGAAGAATATAACCGCAGTTTTACCGTTAGGTATAAGATAATCATTTGATGTGCTATATGTGCCTTGAAACACAATCAAATCTTGAGTGTGTAAGCTGTTTCTAATGTAGATAATTTTTTCTGCGTCATTTGGAGTCAATTGAAAATAAACAGTGCCTCCAAGATCAGTACCGCTTTTAATAATAACCATTCGGTTTCGACCATTTGAAGCCGATCCATCTGTAATTGGCAATGAATTTGGAGAACCTGTGCTTCCTGTAGAAGCCGCTGTTATTTCAACCTGACCATCAAGAGCCGTATCTAAAAGTTCAAGGTTTGTGTTTGTCGTATTGCCCCATGTACCAGACTGTTCGCCTGTGCCTATGAGTTCAATTCCGTTGTTAAGCGTATATGTACTAGCCATTTTGCTTTCCTATGCTGCTATGTCATCCCAACCCGGAGTTTGAGACGGTGATACGTCACTCCAAGCAGGGGTAGAAGATGGTGTTACGGGAGTATAACTTGGATTTTGATCTGGAACAATGGTTCCCCACACGGTAATCGAACCAACTGTAGTTGTTGCAGAAACACCTGTGACTGAAACATCAGCGTTTGCTTGAACAGAAGATATTTCTCCAACTTGTCCAGTTGCTCCGGGAACAGTGCCACTTGGAGAAACATTTGCTTTCGCAATAACTGTAACTGATAGATCAGGCGCTACTGCCCCTGTTGCTTCAACGCCATCTGGCGATACATTTGCTTTTGCAACAACAGTTACACCGCCTACACTTCCAGACGCTGAAAGCCCCGTTACAGGAATATTTGCTTCTGCAACAACAGTAACTGATAAATCAGGAGCTACTTCGCCAGTTGCACCGGGTACAGTTCCATCGGGAGACACATTTGCTTTAGCAATAACTGTTAATGATCCAACGGAACCCGTTGCTGCAATACCATCAACAGAGACTTTAATAATTGGAGAACCCCAAGGCCCATCATTCCAAGTGGATCTCCCCCAACCTGCAAATGAAGTGGACGAAGGCATTTCTTAAATCTCAGGCAATTCTAATAATAGCGTTCGATGAGTCTGCCGTTGGAAAAACAACTGTAAAATCACCCGCTGTAGAGGTTTTATCACCACCAAAATCAAGAACAACTGCTGCTGGAAGCAATGGGGTTGATCCAGATGGAACATAACCTTTGGATGTATTGTAAATTATTGCACCTCTTGCAGTAATTGTTGCTGTTCCAAAAGTTAAATCTGCAAAATCAGTCAGTGCCGTTGTGCTTGACGTTGTAGGAGTAACATTAGTTAAAGCTCCACCACCTGCACTATATCCAGTCCCACTAACCTCATTGTTTGTAGCGTAATATTTAACATCTGCGTTCATAGTTGTGCCAGAAGATGCACCAAAATCAGTGGGTACGGCACTATTTGTATATAAAGCAAGCTTATATGTATCACCAGAAAAAGTAGCTGTAATGTTAGTTCCAGACCCAGTAGCAGCATCACTTATTTCAAACGTTGTTGCGTTTGTTATAGAAGCAATTTTAGCACCAGATGGAATACCTGTGCCAGAGATATTCTGACCTACACGAATTGCTGCTGTGCTATCCATCGTAACAGTAGCGTCTGTATTCGTAGTATCTACCGTGCTATCTGTCGTGGTTGCAAAAAAGTTATGTATTCCTTGAAGCAGTTCCTGTTTGAAGGTCGTACTCATGAAATTTCCAGAAAAGGACATGTCATAGTCTCCTTATAAGTTCCGCAAGATCAGGATGCCCTGCGTCATTGATTGCGTTGTATATTGTTGTTCTATCACTCTTTACTGCTTCACGTAAATAAAACTCAATTACTTTCGTAATATTGCGCTTATAAGCAAGTGCCTGATCACGAATAGCAGGAGGTGCGGTATCTGCTACAGATACAATCTTATTTGCACATCTTTGAGCCACTTCTTCAGGAGTAAACCCACGATTGCTCGTTGTATGAACCTCTACTTTGAAGTCTTCAGGTATGTCCATTTTCAATGCAGGTATCATGTTTTCTCTCTAAGAATAAGGCCAGTTCGATATGCATCTGTAACCTCTTGGGACTCCCCAAAGTTTTTAACGCGAGATAAAGCCTCAGTAAAACGTTGCGTGTAGTTTTGCACAAGATCCCCTTCACCTTTCATAAAAGTGTATGCTTCAATTAAACATCCGTACAATAACGCTACAGAAGCATTTGTGCTTAACCAAGTTGTGCCAGTATCTGCCCCTGCTGTAAGAGACGCTGGGCGATAAAAATAATGCAATTCAACAGCATAAGCAGAATCTGGTGTGGGTCCTAAAATAAAATTATCTACATCAAACATAGCGTAATATCTAGGAGCACCAGTTGTAGTTTCATTAGGGTTGAAAGACTGTATAAAATTTACGTCCTTAAACAAAAGAAACTCTTTGTTGCTACTATTTGTAATAGATAAGCTAAAAGGCGCTAAAAAATCACTGGGTGCAGCAAGAAATCTGTTACTAGCAGTTAAATTTGCGGACTGATTTTTTCTAAAAACCTCAAGTTGAGCTATTTTCAAAATACGTTCTTCAGTATTTTTTATAAATATATTTAAATTGTTCACAAAGGTTGTCTCTGTGTTTTCAGTATAATCCTGTATTGCGGATTTTAACTCTGCAAGCGTAAAACTCATGATATCACCACTGTCACTGTGCCTACACTACCTATGGCAACTAAGTTGTTAGGTGGTGTTACACCCTCTATGTCACGAAAACCTACAGGATCAAACCCATATTGAATTGATCTTTGAGATGTAAGGTTTTGTTCTGGCCTTGGATCACGAAGAGCCTGTGGATCTGGCCTTGCTCTTAAAGGTTCCAACTGAGGATGCTTTGGCTCAAATTCATCTTTACCAACTAAAAGACCATTCCATTCCTTACGCATGTCTCTAAGTCGATACCGAAAGCCTGACCGATCTGAAATGCCATATGCCCATCTATCTGAGGCATACTTAGACATAGCGATAATTCCTTAAATCAGGGGCAACTCTAAATGATGCACGGTCACGATCTTCGTCCATCGCTCTATTAAATTCTTCTTCATAAACGGCCTTCAGAAGCTGAGAACGATCAGGAGCACGTTTCATGCTTATATAATAAGATAATCCAGCAGCTAAACATGGGTAAAATCTAAAAGGGACACCTATAGTATCTATATACGTATCAGCATCATCTAATCTTGTTAAAGCATCATAAATAACAACATCTGTACTATTTTCAGGCAAAGGCCATAATTTTAAATTAGGCGTTATTTGTCTGTCTAAGAAAAATTGCGTTGAACGTCCAGTTGTTGTCTTTGTAGGAATGTTTAGATACGTGTCACGACTTATCCTGTCCAACGCAAAATCAGTGCCATCTCTTCTTACAACTAAGCTTAGAATATCAATCACATCTGTACCAAGAGAATATTCACCATCATTGGCAGTTAATGCTTGAGTGCGCTGCTCTATAGTCCATTGATTTAAGCCCCTGTTTGCCCAATCTGCAAACATAAGATTAAGAGATCGTTTAGCTGTTTTTAAGTCATAACCTGTGCGAACCTCTAAACCACAACGCTCAAAGGCTTCTTCGATGTAATCAGCTACATCAAGCTCAAAATCTGTTGATCCTGATACCGCCATTATTCTTCCTCACTATACAGGTTATCAAATATTCGATTTACATCTAGTGTATAGTCTAAATCGCTTTTTGAATAGTGTATATGTTGTGAGGGTTTAAAATCAGGCGCACCTTCCCCGACTTCAAACCAAGCAGGATGCGTTACACGCACACGATTATTGGGTAAAGCAACTACATTACCTGTCCAATTACCAGCATCAAGTAACTGCAAAACATGACTTTGTTTATGTTGCGCTGGGTCGTCTGCTATTTCTGATTCCGCATAATCTACAGTAAATAGATACTTAGCGGGAAAAAAATTACCATCTATCTTTGCCATCCAAGGACACGGTGTTGCTCTGTCCATAACGTAAACAGCATGATGGTATGATGAGCAATCCCAAGGTTGTGCATCATATGTGTTCATAGGTTCAGGCCACTCTTCTAACGGAATGTCTGCAACTAAAGCAGTTATGGGCATACGCGCCCACATTGCTCCACCATGAACAGTATCTTCTTCTTCTCCTTCTGCCTCACTACCAGTGAATATAACTTGGAAACTAAGACATCTATTTGGCATACTCGTTACACCGATAACCATCGCGTGTAAAAATTCGCCGTGATACTCTTCATGATTATGAGTGTATTCACGGCGAACCCATGCCTTAAAATAAGGAATGTTGCTATGTAAATATGGCATTACTTTTTCTTTTTGGGGGAATCCTTAGTAACTTTATAACCCATTTGTTTAGCAGCCGCACGAAGCTGTGCTACTGTCATTTTGCCGCCTGCTGCTCCACCTTTTTGCATCATACGTGGCTTTCTCATTCCACCAGCAGCACCGCCCTTCATCATACGGCGAGGCTTTTTCATACCTCCTGCGGCACCACCTTTCATCATGCGGCGTGGTTTTTTCATGCCACCAGCAGCGCCACCTTTCATCATTTTTTTAACTTTGCCACCGTTACGATAGCCTTTTTTCTTCATAGCCATGACAAACTCCTTATGATTGGCTAACTGCACCCTTCGTGCGCTTTCTTCTACTAGACATTACTTTACCACATCCTCTAGCAACAGCAGTGCCGGGAATATTTTTACCATTAAATTTGCGTTTAGATTTTGTCTCAACAACACCACCATTATTCATATTACGAACTTTTGCTTTTTTAGTGTTGGAGACTACAGTTTTGCCCTTTTTACCAGCAGATTTTTTCTTACGTGCTGTTTTTGCGCGTTCTTCTTTTGAAAGACTTTGAGCCTTCTTTCGTGGCAAACAACGATCAGGGTTCTTTTTATCTTTGGATGTACCGCATTTACCTTTTATTTCGCCATCAGTGCCAATGCGAACCCAGTCTTGTTTTAACCATTTTTTAAGCTCACCCATTAGATTTACCGCGCTTTTTTCTAATTGCTTCTTTACCTTTTTTAGCAATTTGAGCTTGTTTTAACTTTCCAGCTACTTTTGCTCTTTGCTCTAAGACTGTCAATATTTGTATCTTTCTAGCGAAAGGCTTGTTTATTTTTTTTACTTTTGCAACTGTATCTCTAGCATCTTTTTCTGTTGCGTATTTTATAGAAACAGTGTCCTTGGGATTTTCATCCGTATAAAGCCTGCGACCACTTTTTTTAGGCTTCTTACCAGTTCCCTTTTTAGGATCAGCCATTACTTACCTTTACGCTTACCGCCTTTTGCTTTTTTAGCATAATTTGGATCTTTACAATACTTTGATGCAGCAAGATTTGCATAAGCTGATGGATATGTATCAAAAGTGCGTTTTGCCCAAGCTTTACCTTCTGGACAAATTTTACTGCCTTTAGATTTTTTAGAAGCAGCACCACCTTTTTTAAAATACGTTAAACCTCGCGGCAAATCTTTTTTCTTTGAAGGAGGCTTTGTAATTTGTTTTCTCATTTGACTACGACCTATTGCCATTTAACAATTCCAACGCTTTCGAGCTTGTCTTAACCGACTGTTAGGATCTTTAGCAGCTTTAGGAAACTTTTTCATCTGACCCGCTGAACGTGCGCAAAAAGATTTACGGCGTTTAGCAGCTTTAGATCCCTTTTTTAACTTGCTGGGTTTAGTTGTAACTGCGGTTTGAAGTTTAGAACCGGGGTTTTTACGTCTGTATTCTTTTACACCAGCCTTGGTCATTCCCGCCCCTTTCTTTGTGGGGCGAAAATTCTTTTTATTGCGCTTTGGCATCTTGTCAGAGCGTTTAGCCATACTCTTTCCGCATATACAGAATGATTGTGTATGTATCTGCGCTTGTATGACCCACTGTGGTAAACGCTACATCTCCTGTTTTTCCAGAACCTGCGTTATTTGTTAGGCCACCAAAGGATCTGTAATCATGATTACCACTTTGATTTTCTCCAAGCTCAATAGCCATAACATCAGTGCTTGCATCAAACAGTATTTGTACTTTCATACCAATACACTGCCACCATATTTCTTCTATTGTAACACCAGTGCAAGCTTGACCACGAGCATTATTGCTAAGTGCGCTAACATCCACCTTAACAACAGCAGATTCACCTGTGCCATCAGAAATATTAGTAAACTTCTGAACGACTACTTTTTCTCCATCTTGGAGCGTTTGGGTTGCTACAGCATCAGCCATATCATTTACTCCTTATAAAAATTAAGAAGCATCTGAGGAGCTTGAAATACCCATAAACTTCATAACAACAGTGGTATCAGCGCCGGGATCACCAGAAAGCACAATTTCAACTTCATCTGCTGTTTCTGTAGCAGCAGTTGTTGTACCGCCAGACATACCTAAGACGCCATTACAGGGAAAAAATCCTTTAAATCCTGTGCTGTTCACAGCAGCAGATATACCATCTACAAACCCATCAGTATCTGCATCTGTTCCAATATCATTAAGAGTAACACTATTTGATGCTGCACCAGTTACAGCAATCATCACAGCCATAGGTATGAAGTTTGATGGAATACCAATTGCAGATTCCTTACCTGTTGTTGCACCATTAGCTACAGTAACTGTAGCTGTGTACACAGACATGGTCATCTCGCTTGTAAGAGCGCCTGTGGAAGAACTTTTAACAATATTTTTAAAGCCGTTTTCAGAACGCACTGGTCCTGAGAAAGTAGAATTAGCCATGTGTATCTCCTGTCGTGGCTAGTGTCAGTTGCCCAATGCAACTGTCAGGGATAATTATACTATACATAAAACAAAATAAAAAGAAAGGGGCAACCAAGTGAGATTGCCCCAGTCCAACAGGGAGGTTACTAATGAAGTATCATCAGTATCCTCAATGTAACACACTCTACGCTCCGGGTGAACCAAAAACGCAACGTGGATCAGAAAATCCAAAGCTGTAACGCTCACGCGCTTTAAAGCGCATGTTTCCTGTATCAAAATCAGCCTCCATGTTTGTAGACATGGGAGTACGCTCAAAATGTTTAAATCCATTTGGAGCATCTGTTTTGATGAAAAACGCATCTGGGTCTGTCAAGAAGTGGTTAACTGTGTAACCCTCTGGAACCATACCCATATTGCGAATTGCGTTTACATCATTGTCTGATGTTCCGACACGTAATGTTGATTCCAACAAGCGATCTGCAACAAATTGCAGTTGTGGTGGAATAATCAACTTAGTGCCACGTAGAGCAATGATCATATTGCGCTCATCAACAAATGTTGAAATGTCAATAAGAGCATTCTCAAGCGAGGTTTCGTTTAAGTCTGCTGCAACTGAAGGCTCGTTGCGGAACGTACCACCACCAGATAGCGGATGGTCAGTTGCACAAAGCTCCTTGCCATCACCACCAGCAAAACTGCTATCAAACGCATTATTAAGCGTTGCAGCAGCTTTAACTTGCTTAGTGTGCGCCATAGAACGTGCAAGAGCACGGGTATAACGAGCACCAAGACGGTCATACAAATTATCCTCAATAGCTTCTTCTGTCAGAGCAAAAGCAAGAGCTACTGTTTCATGTGTATAACGCGCTGTGAAAGCTTCATTTGCATTGTCAAATTCAACTCCTGCACCTTCTGATTTAGTCGGCGCATTTCCAAAACCGACAAGCATAACTTCCTCTTCAAATGCACGATCTGAAGTTTCAGTTTCATATATTTCCGCATGTTGATCTTCATAGCGGTCATATTCCATGCCGAACAGAGCGTTTAGGCCCGGCTCAAGCTCTTTGACAAGTTGTGAACGAGAAATAGCCATAACTTATCTCCTTTCTTACGCCAGACCTGCAGTGCCAGCACTGAACAGGTGGTTGTTGATTTTCACGATCACATTAGTGTTCGCAGACGAAACATCGCTGTTCTCAGGATCTTGAGAAATGTCTATGGCCTTCAACGGCAAAGTTGCAGTTGTTGCACCAGTTGTCACATCAAGCTCCAAACGAGATGTACCAGAAGTGGTATCACCCACAGGAGATTGATCAACAATGTCGAAGTTACCAGCCAAGTCAGCCACAGGAAATGTGTCATCAGCTTGAACTTCAAATGTAGCACTTGGATCATCAATGACGTTTGCCATGATGTCAGATGCTGAAATGCTACCGGGGTAGCTATTTGAGAAGGTTGGTTTGGAAGTCGTTGGGTCCGTATAGAAGCAACCGTTAAACACACCGAGGATAAAACCTGATCCTCCTGCGGCAACACGCTCAATACCACCACCAGTTACCATTGCAACTAAGTCACCTTGAAAGATAGCGGTGCTATAGCCTGAAGCAATTCGATAACGGTTTTGACGCTGTGAGCTAGTGCTCGTGCGGACTGGACGAAGACCAAAAGAGGCATCTTGATTAGCCATTTTTAGTTTCCTTAAATGTTATCCGTTTTTTCGGTTAGCACCGAATGAAACAGAAGATTTACGTTGCGGAGCAAGCTTCGGCATGGCTGGATTATTTTCTTGCATCCAGTCATTATCCACTGCATCCATTTGATTTTTAGTCACACCTTTATAGTGACTTTTCCGCTGCTCAACCATTTCGACAGGCATACGTGCGAGAACAAGACCACCATTACCGATGATACCAGCGTTACGCCCTTCGTCTACTACAGGTCCAATCCAATCTGGGTGATCCTCTGCGCGAACGAGGTCCCAGCCTTCTTGCCGTTTCTTATGAACGTTAGTCTTATCATCGTATTCCATCACAGATTCACGAATCCAGCGATGAACATATCCGATGGGAGGTTCAGGAGCATCTAGGGCAGAACCCGGACGCCATTCCATATTGCGCTCTGTGCGCTCCCGCGATTCAGTCTCGCGTGGTGTCCTGTTAGCCATGTTAGTTTCTCCTGTTTTGCTCTAAACGAGCTACTTCTTTCGCGTACCTATCTAGGGGTATGCGCATTTTTTTGGCAAATGCCACTTGACCGGGTGTAAGTTCCACCGACTTTTTCCGCCCTGATTTTACTGACCGTCCGTTTCCAGACGCAGGAGCAACAGTCTGGGCGTTGGACCGCTTCTCCTTAAACTTGTGAGGCATTTCTTGACGCATACGAGAGTCGATTTCTTTGTAATAATCATCTGTCGTAGGATCAAAGTCTTCCTCTAACACTAATGTTTCGTGAATTGCTTGGGCTGCACGAGTCATTATTCTATCAGAACCAAACCACTGATTTTTCTCCATCCATTTTTCTAACTTTGGATCACGTTGAGGCTGTGGTTGTGGCTGTGGAGGGGCATATTGCTGTGGTTGGGCCGCAGGCTGTTGATTTTGTTGTTGATTTTCTTGTTGAGCGTTTTCACGAGCAATTTTTGCCTTTTGAGAATTAACTTTTTCTTTTGCAACTGCAATTTTTGCTAAAGCTTGTTGTGCTTTTGCTTGTTTTTCATAATCACCAGACTCATTTGCTTCCTGTAAAGCGCGAGTAGCCTGACTTTCTTGAGCTTTTAAACGACTTTCAGCTTCATTGTTGTATGCACCATTTAATTGTTGCAAACGCTTTTTCATTTGCTGATTTTCAGACACAACTTGTTGTGCGTATTGAACAGCAGCTTGCGCCTCTTCTGCTGCTTGCTTACGTTTTGCTGTTAATTGATTAATTCTACGCTGAACAGATTCACTATAGGCATCTAATTCATCTTCATCAGAGGAGTCTTTACGAACATTTGTTCGGGTTTTAACCTCATCAGTAACTTCAACAGCATTTCCAATGTAAGCTTCAGAGCCTGATGGCTCATCATCTTCAATCTCAACAGATGTGGGTTCTTCTATGTCTTCGCTTTCACGAATGTTTTCAACCATAGTCATTTTTCCTTGCTCTCCCATGCCTTATACATACGAAATATCTTTCGGGTCAAGAATTGTTGCGATAATATTATCGTCATTTATAATACGAACCTCAAGATTTTCCACTTTGAACCTATTTCCAGCATATCTTCCTATAAGAACCCAATCTTTTTCATTACACCAAGGACCATTTGGGAACTTTTGGGAGTCTTTATATGCATCAGGACCCAGCTTCACAACATATGCCGCTACAGTTGCAAAAGCTTCTCTGTCCCTAACTGCATCAGGAACATAAAGACCGCCTTTGGTTTGGGCGCTGGGATAATAAGGAATAATGAGAACACGATAGCCTGTCGGCTGCGGTAATCTCTCTAATGCAGACGGTTCTATTTTAGATGGATCGTCTTCATTTTTATTTTCTGCACCTTTAATTGCAGTTGCAAAACCAAAAGCATTTTTTATGGGTTTTGATAACTCTTTGTTTATCTTCCGCTGTGCTCTCGCAACGTGCTCTGGCACGACTAATTTACTAGTCATCTGCGTATTCTATGCCTTTCATCGCGGCCCTAATTTCTTCTTCAACATGGGCCATGCCGCGTATTACACCCACAAGATACCGATACTCCTCAAAAGTTTGTATCGAACCATCCGCAAGCTTTTCTTTAAAACGCACATCACGCTCACGTATGTTTTTTAGCAAATATTCTGCAAGATTTAGTGCGTCCATGCCGCATATAGTATGCTAATATACGGGAAACACAAGTACAATTACCAAAAAATCAGAAAATACCTTGGAATCTCTGGGGTCTAGCTATTGAACTAAACTTTTTTACGGGGCCTCCCGCGTTTTTTCGCTGGGGCTTTTTCTTCTTTGGGCTTTTCTTCAACCCACGCTTCATTTTCTGGGGTGTTTGGGTCGTCTTTTTTGTAGTGGCCTTTTTTCGTCCTCGCTCGGACCTTCTTGACTGCTCCAGTGCTATTGCCACTGCTTGCTTTTGCGGACGCCCCTCCGACTTTAGTTTGCGAATGTTGCTGCTTATTGTCTTCTGACTTTTCCCTTTCTTGAGCGGCAATTTCTATCTCCCTTTGAGCAATTTTCTTAGCTTTCTCTTGTTGAGCCATTTTTTCTCGTATTGATGAAGCCATATTATTGTCCTTTCATTGTAGCATTCACCGCAGCAATATCGCGCTGGGTCTGAATGCGCTCTTCTGCAACGCGAGAACGCTCATCAATAGCTTTTTCTTGATTATCAATGCGTTGTTGCGCGATTAACACATCATTACGCTCTTTCTCACGATCCATCTCTTGACGTGCATCAAATTCATCTTGTTTACGCTGCATATCTGCTGCTTTTAACTGCAATTCCTGTTGTCTTATTTCAACAAGCGGATCTTGACCCTCTTCCTGTGGAGTTACAGCTTGAACAAGTTGTTCTGTCATATCTGCTGCAATTTGTGCCGCCCTTGCGTCTATTTGAGGCTTCATTTGCATCATCATCATTTGCATTGGATCTTGCGGCATTGGGCCTTGTGGACCCATTTGTGGAGGAGCCATCTGAGCTTGTTGCTGCATCATTTGCATCTGTTCTGGTGGTATTTGAGCCATGATTTCTTGCTGTGCTTGAGCTTCTGCCAACAAGCCTATGTGCTCTTGAATGTGTCCCTGCAGCGCCACAATAGCCTGTGGGTTTAATTGCATGGCAGGAGTGGACATAACAGCCATATGAGCTTCAATATGAGCCTCATGATCTTGATCTGGAAAAGCTTGCAAAGGTGCGCCCATCAAGGCGTTTTGGTTTTCTTTTGATGGGTTCATAGGCTGTGGTTGCGGAGGTGCAGGTAGTATAGCATCAATATTAGTTACACCAAGTGCCTCATACATCTTACGATAAGCAGCGTACAATCCCTGCGGTCCACCATGAACTTGTGGATTTGATTGCACCAATTGTAATTCTGTTTGCGCTAAAGCAATGCGTTGCGACATAGAGAAAATATTTGGATCACTAACAGGCAATACATCAACTTTTGCATTAAAATCTTGTGCAAAAATTTCAGGACCCACCTCCATGCTAGGTGGATATGGATATGCTGGTACTGTTTGAGCAAAAATGCTTGCAAGAAGTTTAAATTCTACTTTTTGCGAATAGTGCAGCCTTTTATGAATTGCAGACATTACTTTTGTGCCGCGCTCCATAATCGCCATAGTTGTGCCAACAGGGGTTTCACCACCCATCTCACCAATCTTCAAATCAGCCATAGATGCAAATCTACGTCCTGCATCTACTAACGTTCCTAGAAGATTATAAAGCGTCCCTGAAGGCTCTTTGAAGGGAAGGGGCATCAGAGAGCCTTGCAGGGTGCCTCCAACAACATCAATGTCGCGGAACTCACCCGGTTGAAGAGGGGAATCTTCCTCACGAATACGAGCACCACGAGCCTTAAAGCCTGCTGGAAGATTGGAAAGTGTACCTGCATCAATTAGTTGGCGTAAAATAGATGTTGAAGCTTGAGCCAAACCACCAATCATATGCGTCAAACCAAGGCCATAAAAACCAAGACCGGGCAAAAATTTATAATGCACGAAATATTGCTTCGCACTCTTAATTGGATCAGCTTCCATGTAATTTCTACGAATAGATAAAACATCTCCACTATCAGCAATGATTGTAACAATGTAAGGTAACTTCAAACCTGTTGGTTGACCGTCAGGACCCATGTCTTCAAAGTTTTCAATATCAAGACTTGTATGAACCTCGTAAAGAGTTAAATCCTCAGACGGTCCAGATGGATGTACACCCTGTACTTCATCAATCGTTTCTTCAACCTCATCAGCCTGATAAGTGCCGCTTTCTGAACTGCTAGGTAAATCAATATCACGATAAAAACCCACCAATTGCATTTTGCGAACTTCGTTTGAGTCCATTGTAATTCGATGCGTAATTCGCGGAGAAGACAACAAATCAGTCGCGCCATACGGTACAATCAAGTCTTCTGCATGTATAAATTTACTAACTGCACGTTGTTTTAAAGGGTCAAAGTAGACTTTTTTAAACGTAGAACCCACAACAGGAAGATAGAATAACATCTGATCTAACTCAGGATCATATTCCTCCATTTCATAGGTAATCATGTAATTCATATAATCTTTAACGCGCTCTGCCTGTTTCACAAGCATTTCATTTTGAGCACCAATCGCTTGTGTTCTTACAGGTCCAGTAGCAGGCAATAACTCACGATAGGCTTGTGCTTGAAACTGCGTAACACTCTCAGCCAACAAAGGATGAATAACGCCAGAAGAACCCTCAAAAGGCTCTGTACGCTCTTCAGTCTTCATGCCAAGAAACTCAAGACCAGTTTTGTATGTATCTTCCCAATCTTCTCTGGATGATAAATCATCCTCAATTGAACCAACTAAATTAGAAGAAATTGAATTTAATTCAGACTCATCAATAACCTCTGCTAAATTACCATCAAACGGCACTTCAATAGGTGCAGGGGCTTCTTCTTGATATTCACCAATAACAGCACTGCCATCGTCAAACTCTGTAACTCCGGGCTGTGCAGGTAAATCAATAACGTTTTGCAACATGGGTGCTTCAGGAGCCATAGGCTCTTGAGGTAATCCCCCCGCTCCTAAACCACGTTCTACGGCCATTATCTAACTCCTGAAAACTTCATACCTGAAACAGCCGCACCACCGCCACGGCACACAGCACCGCCACCTTTCATTTTCTTAACCCTGCCACCTTTTTTCATTTTAGCAGGCTTCTTTTGCTTTGCAGCAGTTTTCATAGGCTCAGACTTATCGCCATCACCATCTAAATCTAAAAAATCAGGTTTAC